ATGGCTATAGAGGGGGGTATTTTAGTGTTAGATGAGGCGCATTTGTTTTTGGATTCGCGCCAGTGGAAAGAGCGCTCAAACATTTCGCTTACCCACTGGGCGACCAAGATCAGAAAGAAGAATTTGATCTGTTTTGTGATTTCTCAACATATCCGGCAGATAGATCTGCGGTTGCGAAATTTATTAGATATTTTAATCGTGTGCGAGAAAATCCCGACGGGCTTTAAACTAAATTTTGTGGATTTTCAATACCGGCTCATGGGCCGGAGTGTGATTTTGGATCGGCCCGAGAAGTATTTTAGATTCTACGATACCTTTGAAGAAATAAAACCACTAGAAGAGCCGGCCCGGCCGGCGTGGATTAATTATAAAAAAAAGCCGCGTTAGCGGCTTTTGGCTTGTTGGGGTTTGGCGACATATTCGTCATAGAGCCAATCTATGACTTCTCCGGGGTTTAAATTGACATTAAGGGTTTGTTTGTGGAGATCCAGTTCCGCGCGGCTTCTGTCCGCGCTTAATACGAGCTTTACGGCCAGTCCTAACAGTTTCATGGTGTGTCCTCCTTGGGGTTGTATTTGTTTATATTAGGTGCTATAATTAGTGTATCATATTATTAATATCTTGTCAATAGTATGAGGGGTTTTTCTGCTTTTAGCGAAATCGCTACGCCAACGACGCAAATTATAAATTTGCGGTCTTTGACGGCGCTTGAGCTACGCGTTTACCAATTTTTCTGCCGGAAAATTGGATCTAACCGCGTGCCGCTCTACGTTTCCCTACTCCACATCAGCAATGCCTGCAAATTAACAAATGGAAGACAGGCCCAGTATATAGTTTCTAAATTAATAAAAAAAGGATTGATAGAGAGATTCACTTACTTTAATGCTTTCAATAAAAAACAATCTTCCTATAGATTAATTATTCCTTTTTCAGAATCCGACTAGTTCCGCATCGTTTGGGAACGGCCGGATTCACTTATCCCCAGGTTATCCACAATGAGATTGAATTGTTTATATTAATTAGTAATTAATTAATTATTAATTATATAAACAAAATCCTCCCCTTTCAGGGAGGTATCCGGGACGTTAATTAAATAATACAATTTTTCAGAAATTAAATCAAGATAGTTATCCACAGTCAATCATAGCTTGACAGTGGAAGAGGGAGGTTTAAAATGATTATATGGCAACTTCAACTTTAGTTAGTAGCCCGGATCTGACCTACATAGTGGCGTTGCTGTTTGCCATTGCTTTGATTTTGTTTGTTGACTTGGTTCGTAGAGTTTTTGCCGGTCTGTTTTGATTTTGATTGTTGGTGTTTCCCTTTTATTGTTGGATTAGTTTGTTTTATTGGTTAATGCTTTTTTATGGAGATTTATGAATTACTTTTGGTAGTTTTCGGAGTTTTGGCTCTCTTCTTTCTGTTTCCTTGGTGCGCTAGGCGCTTAATTTCGTTTTTGGGCGATTTTTCTATTTACCCCTTGGGTAAAGGTCGTTTTCGCTGGTATCGTAGCTCTCGGAGGCATTTATGAGGTGGCGTGGTTTACCAATTTTAGTCCTTTTTATTTCGGCCATTTGGCCGCTGGCGGTTTCGGCTACTGGAACTCTTGATCAGTCAAATGAAACGTGCCCGGTGTCTTCAAATTCTTATCCAGCCGACTATCATTTAGCTCAAACCTTTACTGTGGGGTTGGCTGGAGATCTTGATAGTATTGATTTAAAAGGTTTTAAACAGACGACTTTGACTGGGACTATTAGCGTGAGTATTTTTGCAGTTGATGGTGATAATAAGCCGACAGGGTCGGTCTTGACGGGAACGACCTTTTTGGCCAATACCTTGCCCTTGACTACGGCTGATTGGTATCACTTGACTTTTACCCCTATTGCCGTTTCGGTTGGTCAACATCTTGCTATCACTTTTGTAGATGATACGACAGATTATTATGCTAACTGGAGTTTGGATTTTGGAAATCCTTATGCTGGTGGTAGATATTGGGAGAATACGCCGTGGTCTGGAAACGCTGGATATGATTTTTGTTTTAGGACTTATGTAAGTGCTGGTGGCTCGCCGTCGCCCAGCGCCGGGCCGGCAGCGACGTCTTCGCTAACAAGTTTTAATAATTTTATTTCTGATTATTGGTGGCTGTTGATAACTGGATTTGCATGTGTGGTTTTTCTTGGTATAATAAAAGCATTTATAATAATTGGTAAAGGTTTGACCGCTTGGGTCAAACAAAATTTTTCATGACCACTTCCACTGAAATTGTCGCGCAAGTTGCTTCTTCCACCGGACAATTTGTGGAAAGTTTTTTGCCCATGATTTGGTTGTTGATCGGATTATTTTTGGCTCTCACCGCTGCTTCGCTTATATATCGCGCCGTCAAAGGCAGTATTAATAAAGGTCGGCGATATTAGGACATCAAAGGACAAAAAATAATGCTTCCAATTACTTTATTCGCGATTCCCTCCGCTACGGACGTTTTAACGCCGGTGGCGGAGTATTCCACTACGCTGTTCACCACTTTGCTTCCCTTGATCTACATTCTGATCGGCTTTACGATCGGCGGACTGGTAGTCAACTGGGTAGTGAAAGCCGTTTTCAAGGGTGTGGGGAAAGTCATGGGTCGTGGACGCGGCGGTCGCGGTAGACGCGGCCGGCGATAACCTTTGGTGTGTTTTTCCGAGCGGAGTTTAAAGAGTTGAGATCTTGGCTCGGCGGCTCATTGTCCGGCCGCCTTGTAGCATTTTTTCTCCTCCTCCGCTCGGAAAAACCGCGAAGCATTTAATTTTATGATCATGTATGCTTTAGCTGTTCTGCCCTCGCCAGAAACCATGCTGGCGGACGTGGGCGCGTGGAGTGGGCCGGTGTTTTCTGATTTGCTGCCGTTTGCGGTTTACGCGATTGGCATTGTGCTGGCGTTTTTCTTGGTGCGGTTTTTAATCGGAATTTTTAGGCAAGGTTTTAATTAAGGACACAAAAACATGTTGGACTTGATTGTTATCCCCTCTCCGGCGGCGTTGCTGACGGCGATTGAGCCGTATTCACAAGCGTTATTTACGGAACTGTTGCCTTTGGCCTATATAATGATCGGGTGTGTGGTGGCCGGACTAATCATAAAATTTCTGATGGTCGTTTTTGAAGACGCGCTGGCTTCCTTTTTTGAGCACGGGGATACGCGCGGCTACGAAAGTCCCAGCCGCGCGTCAAAAATTTGGGCTGATTGGAAATTAAAAAAATAATCTTATGTTTTCTATCGCTCTGTTTCCCTCAAATTTTGCCACTTCCACTTGGGAGGTATCTACCATGATCATCAGCGATCTGTCGCCGTATTTAATTTTGGTGCTGGGCGTAATCTTGACTGTGCTGGTGGTTTCGGTCATTATAAAAGCCATTCATAGATAAATTTATGGACGCTTTGGTACAACCAATTTTGGATATTATTTATTTTTTTGAATGGCTGATTTCTAGCATTGGCCAACTTTTAAGTTATATTTCAGGGGTCGTTTCTCACGTTTGGCAATTCTTTTTGTGGTTTTTCTCAATTTTTTTAAATCCGCCAGCCACAAATAATTTATGGATTCAAAACAATATCGCTTTAAATTTTTTGACCGGTTTGCCGCTTTGGTCGGCTTTGGTGGGCGTAATAACGGGACTGTTGGTGCTAGGCGGCATGCTGGCGATTATAAAAATTATCAAATTATAG